ATCTGCTCGGGGTCAGGTGGCGGCTGCATCGGCTGCGACGCGCCCGGCGGGTTGTCCGGCGCCATGTTCGGCTGGCCATACGGCGGCGCGCTGAACTCGGCATGGATGTCGTGCACGCCGCGCGCTGAGTTCACCTTGCGCTCCTGGGCCAGCGCGAAGTCTGCCGCCGCCTTGGCCTGCTTGCCCTGGATGTCCGCCTGCGCGTGCGCCTGTGCCATCTGCCCGGCCTGCTGCTGCGCCCCGGCCTGCTGCTGCTGATGCTCCTTCATGCGTTGCAGCAGCATGTCCTTGTCCTTGAGCCCGGACGCCGCAATCAGCACATCGCCCGGTGTCAGCCCCGGCTGCATGCCGGCGAGCTGCACCAGCGTGGCGAATTGCTCCTGCTGCAGCGACGGAATGTCGATGCCTTCCTGGATGGTGATATCCACGTCCAGATCCGTGATGTCGTTCTGGACGCCGATGACCTGTTGCAGCCGCGGATCGCCCGGCATCAGTTGCATGCGCTGCATCAGCACGGCGCGCTGCTGCTCCGGCATCTCCGCAAGTCGGTCCATCACCCGGATCGGCTGGTTGATCCCGATCCATTTCGTGTCATTCAAATCGTCGGTGACGCGCACCCACTTACCGGCGGTCCAGAACTCGCGCGCGGCCATCCAGCAGCTCTCATAGACGCGCCTGCTCCAGAACCGCAGGCTATCGGCGAGCGGCTCGTTCTGCGCCGCCCCGCCGGCCTGCTGCGCCAGGATGGCCCGGCCGCTCAGCTCACGCGGGTCGGTGCCTGACATGGCCGCGTTAGGCCCCGATAGCTGCATCTCGGCGGTGGCGTGCTGCAACAGCTGGAACTGCCCGGTGGCGAGTTCGGCGCCGCTCTCGATCTCGAATTTCAACCCCGGCATCACCTCGACGTAGCCGTCGGGCTTGGCGACCTCACGCCGCGCCTTGTCGATGTCCTGCACCGCGCCCTGCTCGGCGACGACCTGGCGCACGCTCAGCAGATGCAGCGCCTTGCTGCGCCGCTTGTTGATTTCGTCCTGCAGCGAGATGAGCCCGCGCACCATGCCATAGCGCTGGTTGTCGCGGTTGATGTAGGCCGACTGGAGCATGAGGCCGCAGGCGCTCTTGCCCTTGCGGTCCTTGAACTTTGAGCGCTGCGGATTGGCCAACATGCCGCTTTTGGTGAAGGTCGCCTGCCACCAGGTCTCCTTGTCCCGCCAGTGGCACTGCACGACGCGCACGCGGCGGCGGCGGTTGTCGGTCCAGTTCACCGTCTCGGGGCGGTCGTTGTAGTAGAAGTCGACGCTGGAGAACGTGGCTTCCACCACATCATCAGCATCCGGATACATATCCGAAACCTGGTCGCGATCCATCCAGATGACGAGGCCCTGATAGCGGCTGTCGGAGAAGTCTGGCGCCCGGCTGTGCGGGTCGTACCAGATGCGGTCCCACGGCACATGCGTGATGGTGATGTTGGCGCCGCCCTGGCCGTCGTCCTCGAGGCCGAGTTCAGCGCCGCCGGCGCCTTCGATCAGCATGTTCTCGAACACACCGCTGCGCACGAGGGAAAAGTTGTTGTCGTCGGAGATGTAGCGCAGCGCCTGGGTGGCGGCCTCGGCGCGGTCCTCCTCGGCGGGCGTGCGGGCGAAGGCCTTGGGGTCGGTGCGTGCCTTGCGCTCCATGCCGCACAGCAAGCTGACCTTGTCGTGGATCTTGTTCACCACGATTTCCGGCTGGCCGCGGGCTTTGAGGGCGTCGCGCTCCTCTTTGGTCCACTGGTTGTGGTCGTAATACTCGCGGTCACGCTCGGCGATGCGGATTTCGTCCTGGCGCGCGAGTTCCGACTCCTCGAACCAGCGGACCAGTTGTTTGTGCTGCTCGTCGAGGTCGCGCGGATACGGCTCGGCGTCGTTGCGGCCGGTGAGGCTGGCAACGGCCGATGGCTCGTCGTCCTCGGGATCGACCGGGCGATAGGCTGTCAGGGATGTGCTCATAGGATCTCAACGATGGCCCAGCCGATGAGGCCGAGCAGTGCCCAGGTGGTGGCGAGCAGCGCGATCAGGCAGGCGAACCAGTACACCCCACGGGTGCCTCCTCAGCGCCGGCAGTCACCCCGCGCGCCTTCGCCAGGCAACGACGCGGGGCGCCGCCGTCGGGCCTCACCCAGCGGGGTCTTGGCCTTCAGTCATCTGTTCGGTCTCAATGATGCCGGCCAGGTGCCGGATATTTGCCGGGCTATCCTCCGGCTCGTCCGTCTCCCAGCTATACCAGTGCGACACGCGCCGATCCTGATCGACCAGCACCAGCATGCCGCTATAAGCGCGCAGCCGCACGGCATACCGACGGCCAAGCTGTTCTGACAGCCTGATACGAAGTCGCCGGGAGATTGCCCCCAGACGGCTCACGCTTGGGTGGCTTTCAGCGACGGCAGTGGCGGTAGCGAGGAGCCGCCCCGCACCCGCTTCGGGGGCTCTGGCGATGTCGGCCTGGCCGGCCGCGGCGCCTGGGGGACGTTCAGCGCCAGATACCGGAGCTGCTTGTCCACGGAATTCTTCGAGCGCCCCATCATCAGCCCGATCCGCGTCGCGCCCAGCCCATTCGCGCGCAGCCGGCGCAGCATCGCGCGCTCCTCGTCGGTCCAGGGGGTCTGCACAACGCCTTTCATGGCCTGGAAATTCCGTCATACGCGATAACGGCGATTATCGCGGGTAATCGGCCTTCACGACGCTTTTGTGGCCTTATCCCATAGCGCGTTGATCTCCTCCGGCCGCCGGTAATGGCCGATCGGCCGGTCATCCAGCGGCACACCGCTCAGCAGCAGATCAACGAACCGCGCCCCCCGCTCGCTGCGGATCTGCCATTGCTTGGCCAGGAACGTGCTGACCTGCCAGAACGGCTGGTTATCGATTGTGAAGCTCGACGCCTTAGTCGCTCGCCACGCTGCGATGCGCCGCTCGAAGTCCCGGCGGTGTTCCTCATTCAGTGCCGCCACGCGCGCCTGTTCTGCCTCGCGCTCCCGCTTCTCCTCAATTAGCTCGCGCTCCATCACCAGGGATATGACCTTGGCCGCGCGGCGTTCCTTGGCGGTCTCCAACTCCCCGGCGCGTTCCTTCCGGCCGATCTCCCGCTTGACCTCGGCGATCAGTTGGGCGGTGCATTGCCGCCACCATGGCAGGATCAGTTGCCGCAGCAGCGCCGCGTCGTTGCGGCAGGCTCGGAAGATTGCGTGCTGCGTGGCCTCGGTGTCGTCCGCATGACGCACCATGGCGTTGATGGCGACCTCGATAAGCTCATCAGGCGGCCATTCCTCGCGGCTATCGCGGTGTCCGGCTTTCTCGAACAGGGCTTTCATGGTGCTCATAGGCATGATTATGGCGAGCCGCCCGCCTTCACCGCAACCTCACCCCACCGCCCACCGCGCAGTAGTAGAGGTCGATCAGCAGATACAGCAGCGCCACGATCACGATCACCGCCACGATGATGCGGATAATCCGCAGCGCGACATCGCCTGCCCAGCCGAGCCAACCCAGCAGGATGGGCAGCAGGATCATCAGGATCGCGACGACGCCGCATACGACAACCAGCCAGATCAGCGTCTGAATCAACCATAGAACCGAGAAGCACATACCCTACAACCCGTCCTCAACTCCGTCGCGTCGTCCGCACCATCCCGAGCACCAGCAGGCCGACACCCAGCACCGCCAGGCCGAGCGGCTCGCCGGCCGGCACCACGTCGGCGCTGGCGCTGAAGTTGATCTGCGCCCCAGCGTTCAACGTGATGTCCAGCTCCTGCGTCAGCGAGAACGGCCCGCTGAGCGCAGCAATCGCCAGGCTGTCGCTGTTGGCGCCCGAGCCCGGCGCCGTGATCGCCGCGGCAATCAGCGGCGTCTGGAACGCACCAGCGCAGTTGCTCTGCCCATCACCAGGGTCCGCACATGCGATGCTGTCGAACACATTCGCCGCACCACCCACAAGCACCGTGCCGCTGATGTTGTTCAGCAGGCTCACGTTGCCGGTCGGCGCGGTGTAGCCAGTGTCCCCCACGCGCAGCACGATGCTCTGCGTCGCGCCGCTGGTGTTGATCAGATCCACCGTCGCCTGCAGCACAGATGCGCTGGTCGGCGTGCCGGGGCTGTTGGAGGTGGCGCCGAGGATGGTGAATTGCATACCGGCGCTGTCGGTGAACACCGTCCCCGGCGTGCATGACGGCCCGCCTGAGCAGATCGTGGTGAACGCCCCGCCGTTGACGCTCTCATCGAGGATCAGCGTGGCCTGCGCCGCATACGGCACGGTAAATCCCAGCAGCGCAGTCGCGGCAAGCAGCATCATCTTCATGGTGTCACCTTTTCAGTTGTCGTATCGCCGGGCAGCGCCTCGCTGCCTTGAAACCCGGGCGGCGGGCATGTCAGCGTGATGGTCGTTGGCCCGAGGATCGCGATGTAGGCAGCGCAGCTCCTGAACGACCGCCCACATCCCGCAATCATCAGCACCAGCGCAACACACGCCAACGCGACGCCAGCCGTCAGTGACGCCGCCAGGGTTGCGCGAGCCAGAGGTAGAGGCCAGAGGCGCCCAAGATCACGCCGAGCACAACGCCCCCGGCAAACCACACCGCTACACCTCTTCCACGCTCGTCGGGCCGGCAATCGCGTAGTTGCTCGGCAACCCCATCTGCCGCGCCTCCAGCGCCGGCCGCATCATCTCCACCAGCAACGTCAACGCATCGGTGCATTCAACCGCCCCGGCCTGCCACGCCAGCGACATCGCCGCCGCCTGCTGCCCCAGATAGTCCGGGTCGTGCAGCCACAGCGTCGACGGCGGCTCGGACAGGCCCAGCGTCGGCATCGTCGCTGACCAGCACTCACCCCACGAGCCATACAGCGGTGCAAAGGCCGCCGGCCGGTCCTGCGCCGTGTAGCAAGTCGGCACCGTCGGCGGCCAACCGCTGCCATCACTCAGCCGCGCCATCGACTGCTGCACCAGCCACGCCAGATCATCCCGCCACACGCTGTCCGGATGCAGCAGCGCCAGCCACGCCAAGCCGTCGAGCGCGATATCCTCCTGCCACGGCTGATATGTGACGTTTGTCACCTCGTAGGCGATCTGGTGCAGCACCTGCCGAGCTGGATCGCTGGCGTTGTCCGTCGTGTCAGCGCGCCATAACGGCTCCCACCGGTCGATCGCCGTGGTCCATACGCTCCGCGGCAGCAACCAACCCGGCGGACTATCCGGGCTTATCCTGGCCACCTGTGCCAGCGTCCGCGCCGACCACCCGCTATCCCGCGGCTGCCGATTGGCGCCCGTGTGCGTCGGCGCATTCGCGGCCGCCATCACGATATACGCCGCCTGATGCTGCAGGATCTCCAGGAAATACGGGTCGCCCGTCAGCAGATACGGCACATACTCGCACGCCGGCATGTGCGCCGGATCAATCACCGTCAGCGACCCATACACCAGCGCACCAGGCGCCAGGACCGCGCTCACGCCTGCCGTTGGCGTGCCATCCCACAGGATCACACTCAGCGGCTCCAGCGGCAGCGTGTTGCCTCGGCTGCCATCCAGTTCCATCGCCACCGTGATCGTACCACTTGCCGCGATCGTTGTGTTGTTCGGTATCCGCAACTGCACACGCGGCGCATCCGAGCTATTAACGAAATGCCACGCAATCTGTCCGTTCGCATCGCTCGGTGACAGCACCGTTCCAGCCGGCCCGTTCAGCGTCACATTCGCCAACGGCAAATAGGGCGACAGCGCAATCGATGGGTTCGCCCCATTGTTCGCTGCAAACACGCCAGCGTGCGGATACGTGATGATCGGATCGATGCACGCGCCAGTCTGCGGATCATGGTAATCCCACTGAAACGTCGCACCGCCCTCGGCCTGCGCCAGCACATCCGCCAGCGCCCGCGGATCGGTTGGATGGCACAGATACCAGCCCTGACAGCCGGTCACCGGGCCGATATCGCCACGACCACCGGTCTGCGGCATATACGGCTCAAGGCCAGCCAAACCGAGCGGCTCGTAGTGATATGGCCCGTAATAGTAATCCGTCCCGCGCGTCAGGCTGGCATCGACCCGCGGCAATAGTTTCGCCGCATACAAGTCCTCCAGTGGCGTCGGCGGAAACGGCCATGCCTTGTTCTGCCACCGCCACCGGCCAAACCACGGATGCATCGCAATGGCGCAACTTTCGCTGGTGCCGTTGCCGTCATCCAGGTGCGCCGTGTAGGCCCCAGCGTTCTGTGGGCCACTCGTCCATACGTCACCAAGCGCCATGATGATTCCGAGCCAGCCGCTTTCATCGATGCGGCAGAAGTCGATCCGCATGTCGCCCTGCGTCAGGCGCGTCCGCGTCATGTGAAACCGCGGCGGGCGATTGAGCAGCGCACCCAGCGGATCATCAATGCCACCAATGTCGATGGCATCCACTTCATCAAAGCTCAGCGTATCCGTCATCGGCTGATCGTCACCCGCGCCCCGCTGCGCCCCGGCAACGGCCGCGTGGTGATCATGTCCAGCCGCAGATGCACGCTGGCAGGGTTCACGCTCGCGCTCGACGCGATCTCAAATACCTCAGGCGCCGTCACGATAACCGAGCCATCGGCCAGTGTGTCCGTGATCGTCACGTTGGCCATGGCGCCACCCAGCGCCGGCTGCACAGGCGTCAGCACCAAAGACCGGTTGCCAGTCCCATCCTGCTCCACCGTCGCACTCACCGCCGCACTGTCACACTGCACCGTCACCGCGTCGCCAACCGGCGTCGCCACCGCTTGGCCGCTGGTGTCCTGATACTCGATCGGCACGACAGTACTGACGTCACCTGCTATGGTTGTCGCCATGTTGTTCCTCGCTGTAACTCATTTGGACCGGACTGGGACACCTAATCCGCCGTTATCGCGAACAGGTCAGCCAGCGTGGTCGGACTAGTCTTGGATAATGTTGGTGTGACCCTTCTTGCGCGTGTCGCGCTTGATCGCGTCAGGGTCGCGGAAGCACTCCGGAACTTCCATTTCGTGCTCAGCATGCCAGTCGGCCGGCAAGTCAGCGCCCCACGCCAACATCAAATATGCGTTGCGCGACAGCGGGACGCCCTTGCGGATCATGCTCGCCAGGACCGGATCATGCTCCGCATCGCGCTCCGCGGCAGCCCGCGAAACAGTCTTCTCTCCGTCAATCATTGCACCTGTGCTCCAGGCGGCGGGGTCCACCACGAGGGTGGATTAATGCCGCTCCCATGCTCAAGAACCATGCGGCGCGCCTCGTCGGCGCTATACTGCCCATTTCTGAAACCTTGCCAAATATCGTAATTTTGATTCCAAAAGCCGACGTCGCGCTTCTGCTCCGGCGAGAATAGCCCACGAACCGCCTCCCAGGCAATCGATTGCATCTGTCTGGGCAGCAATCCGAGCTGGTCCGCAGCCCGCCGGTAGGCCTCGTGATAGATGCCATAGGCACCCTTGCTGCCGGTCGCAGCGTCCGACGACCCCTTGAGGCCCAAACCCACTTCGACCGGGTAGTCGTTGCCGGACAGCGGGCGCATGTGGGCGGCGGCAATCGCGTGGGTGTCGATCGTCACGTCGCCCTGCGGCGCATCCGGCGAAATGATGTTATTGTTGAACGACCGCACCTTGTGGTTGCCGCCGAGGCCAGCCGATATCGT